TCTTTGGTAGACGAATACAGTTATACGGATCAGATAACCCAGACTCACTCAGAGGTCAATATTTTGACGGAGTAGTGCTAGACGAAATTGGCGATCAGAATCCTAAAATATGGAACGAGATCATTAGACCATCGTTAGCCGATAGAAAAGGGTCGTGCTTGTTTATCGGCACACCGAAGGGCAACAACCACTTCAAGGACTTGTTCGACAGGGCAGGCAAAGAAGAAGGATGGGCAGCACTACAGTTCAAGGCAAGCGAAACAAAGCTAATAGATTTAGATGAATTATGGTCTGCTCAGAAAGAGATGGGAGACGATAAGTACAATCAAGAGTTTGAGTGTTCATTCTCGGCTGCTGTGGAGGGAAGCTATTACGGCAAACTACTTAACGAGGCAGAAGAAAAAGGTAGGATGTGTCCGATAGACAGAGATGATCTGTGTAGGACTTATGTGTCTTGGGACTTAGGCATTGGTGATTCGACTGCGCTGTGGGTAGCGCAACTTACAGGACAAGAGGTCAGACTCCTAGACTATGTAGAGAATCATGGTCAAGGACTAGACTGGTATGTTAACTGGCTAAAAGACAACAAGTGGCATCAAGCAGAGCAACTCCTACCACACGATGTAGAGGTAAGAGAACTAGGAACAGGTAAGAGCAGATTGGAAGTGTTGAGAGAATCAGGACTAGATGTCAGGGTTGTGCCAAGACTTTCTGTAGATGATGGAATACAAGCGGTACGCAGACTCCTACCGAGATGTTGGTTTAATATCCCACAGGCAAAACAAGGGCTAGACTGTCTTAGGAACTACAGGCGAGAGTACAACGAGAAACAAAATGTATTCTTTGCTAAACCTTTGCACGACTGGGCAAGTCATGGCAGCGACTCGTTTCGCTATTTAGCGGTAGGCATGGAACAAGAAAACACTTGGTCAAAACCGATAACAGTAAAAACTTCATGGATCGTATAAATGGATGAACAGAAACTAAAGGTCATACTAGAGGCAGAGATAGAAGATTCTATCGGCTATGTAGAGACTGAGACTATCGAGCAACGCACCAAGGCGATCAATTACTACAATCGGTATGCCTATGGCAACGAAGTAGAAGGTCGTAGCCAAATCGTTACAGGCGAAGTAGCCGAAGTCGTTGATGGTGCTTTACCTCAATTACTGCGTATCTTTACAGCCTCAGACGAGTTAGTTCGGTTTGAGCCTAGGATGCCAGGAGACGAAGAAGCAGCCAAGCAAGCAACAGAGTTAGTTAATCTAGTATTTTTTGAGGACAATCCTGGCATTATCTTGATGCACGATTGGTTCAAGGATGCACTTCTACAGAAGAATGGTATTGTCAAATACTGGTGGAAAGACGCAGAGGACACCACCAAAGAGAAATACAAAGGATTAAACGCAGAAGAACTAACCCTTATGTTTGCTGATGGACAGATGGAGTTAATCAGCCAAGAAACCGAGACAATAGGCTTAGACCCTATGGGTATGCCTTTACTTTCTTACAATGTAGTCGTAAAGAAGAAGAAAGATGTAGGTCGTGTCTGTGTAGAGAATGTGCCACCAGAGGAGTTCTTAATCGCCAAGCGAGACAAGAGCCTAAAGGATGCACGATTTGTAGCACACAGGACTTTGATGACCCGATCAGACTTAATTGCCGAAGGGTACGACAAAGACATCGTAGACAATTTACCTTCTTACAACGACCTTACATACACTCCTGAGAGAGTTGCAAGGTTTAGTCAGGGCGAGATGCCAGACGAGACACAGACATTAGACTTTACGATGCAAGATGTAGAGGTATTTGAGTGCTATATCCGTACAGACTTTGACGATGATGGTATTGCAGAGCTAAGAAAAGTAACTATGGCTGGTAGCGAGATACTAGACAACGAGGAAGCGGATCATATTCCTTTTGCTAGTGTTTGCCCTATCCCTATGCCACACAAGTTCTTTGGACAAAGCCTTGCAGATCGAGCAATGGACATACAGTTAATTAAGTCTACGATCACAAGACAGATTTTAGATAACCTGTACTTGACCAATATGCCCCGCATGACAGCATTAGATGGTCAGGTCAACATGGATGATCTACTGACTGTAGCTCCAAATGGTATTGTAAGAATGAAGTCTCAGGGCGCAGTACAACCCTTGACAGTTCCACCTACAGCAGCGCAGTCATTCCCAATGTTGGATTACATGGATCAGGTATTGCAAAAGAGATCAGGTGTTACGCAGACTAGTCAAGGATTAGACCCTAACATTCTACAAAACACCACAGCGACAGCCATTGCAATGATGCAACAAGCAGGCGCAGGCAAGATTGAGTTGATTGCTCGTATCTTTGCAGAGACAGGTGTTAAAGAACTATTTAATGGAATCTTCCACCTTTTACAAAAGTATCAAGACAAGCCCAGAGTGGTTCGGGTGCGTGGCAAGTACACCTCGATTGATCCTAGAGAGTGGAAGAACAACTACGACATTATGACCAATGTAGGTCTAGGTACTGGTAGCAAAGATCAGCAGATGGCAATGGCAGCAATGGTTCTACAGAAGCAAGAGCAGATTCTACAGACTCAAGGCTATGCTAATCCGTTAGTCTCCGTTGGTCAGTATCGCAACACATTAGGTCGGTTTATCGAGGCATCTGGCTATAAGGACTCAGCCGAGTTCTTCAAAGAGATACCTCCAGAACTAGATGCTCAGTTGTCTCAGCCACAGCAACCACAACAACAGCCTAACCCTGCACTCGATATGATGATGCAACAGGCACAAGCACAGATCGAAACAGATCGTGCCAAGGCAATTAATGAGATTGAGATTGCTAGAGCAAAAGCAGAAGCCTCTATCCAACTCGAAAGAGAGAAGGCAGCAGCAAACCTAGAACTTAAGACAGCAGAGTTCCAAGCAGAAGCTCAGTTAAAAGCAGCACAAGTTGGTGCTAAGTTAACAGGTGATGTAAGGATACCTGGATGAGTAAAGTAGATAGAGCAACCACATTACTTGGAGACGAATTCTTTGTTGAGCTATTAGATGCTCAGAAAGAAGTCTACAAGTCGTACATATTTGGCTCACAAGAGGATGATGTAGAAGGCAGAGAAAAAGCCTTAATCAAACTACGAGCCATAGAAGATTTTGAAGCCTCAATCCAATCAATCGCACAACAAGGCGAAATTGAGAAAAAGAGGATACGATTTTTTTAACAACCTGTAAGGTGATAAAATGAGTGAAAACACCAACCCACAAGGGAGTGTAGACAATTCTGTTAGAGGTGCAGCTAACGCATTTATGTCTTTCCTTGAACCACAAGCAGAGGAGGCGAAAGCCCAACCAGAAGCTAGTGCAGAGGAACAGCAAGAAGAATATTCTGCTGATTCTGAGTCCGAGGAACAAGATGTAAGTTCGGAAGAAGCTGAAAGTCAGGAAGAAGTTGTAGAGGAATCTCCCAAATACCGAGTGAAAGCTAATGGTGAGGAGTTGGAGGTCAGCCTCGATGAACTTTTAAATGGCTACAGTAGGACTGCCGATTACCAGAAGAAAACGCAATCTTTAGCAGAGCAACGAAAGGCTGTAGAAGCTGATCGTGTAAAGATTGATGAGGCATCAAAGACTCGTGATACTTACGCCCAAAGACTCCAAGTCATTGAGCAATTGTTACAGCAAGACTCAGGACAAGACCTGTCAGCATTAAAGGCAGACGATCCTATTGCTTATGCAATTGCCATGGCAGAGAGAATGGAAAAGGATAAGCAGTTGCAGGCGGTGCAGATGGAGAGACAGCGTGTTCAACAAGAACAACAGACTCACCAACAATCACAACTACAACAGCATATCAGGCAAGAGCAACAGAAGTTGGTAGAAGCAATCCCTGAATTTAAGGATGATGTAAAAGCAGAAGTTATCCGTAGAGATATACGGACTTATGCTAAATCCATCGGTTTCTCTGACCAAGAGTTGTCTCAAGTTTATGACAGTCGTGCGGTGCAAACACTTTACAAAGCAATGCAATATGAGAAGTTGATGGCAAATAAAGGGGCTACTGCTAAAAAGGTAGCCGATGCGCCTAAGACTCTTAGACCAGGGACTTCCAACCCTAAAAGCTCTGAAACGGAATCAGTAAAAAAGGAACGAGCAATCCTTCGTCAAACAGGCAATAAGAAGGATGCAGTTCGATTATTTGAACGCTTTTTATAAAGGAATTTAATTATGGCAGCATATGATCGTTATTCAGCGATTGGTGCTCGTGAGGACTTATCTGATGTTATTTATGACATCAGCCCTACCGATACCCCAATCATGTCATCCATTGGTAAAACCAAGGCAACTTCGGTAACTCACGAATGGCAAACAGACGCACTAGCAGCAGCAACTACAGCTAACGCTTTGGTTGAAGGCGCAAGTGCATCTGAGGCAACACTCACCCCATCAACTCGTCTTGCTAACCTCACACAGATCGTTGGTAAAACAGTTATGGTTTCTGGCACTCTTTTGGCTTCTGACCTTGCTGGTCGTAAGTCTGAGATGGCTTATCAATTAGCTAAAGCATCGTCTGAGATCAAGCGTGATATTGAAACAATCATCACAGCTAATCAAGGACAAGCAGCAGGTTCTTCTGGTTCGTCTGCTCGTAAGATGGGTTCACTCCTGTCTTATATTAAGACCAACACAAGCAAGAATGGTACTTCTGTTACTGGTGTAGACCCAACAACCATTGGTGTCTCTACTCGTACAGATGGTACAACTCGTGCTTTTACAGAGACCATCCTCAAAGATGTTATCGCTAAAGTATTTGCAAGTGGTGGTACACCATCAGCATTGTTTGTTAGCCCTGCACAAAAGCAAGTAGTATCAGCTTTTACTGGCTTGGCAGCACAGCGTTACCAAGTGCCAACAAGCGGTCAAGCAACTATCCTAGCTGGTGCTGATTTATATCAGTCCGACTTTGGTGTATTGCAGATCGTTCCAAATCGCTTTATGCGTACTCGTGATGCGTTGATCCTTGATCCAGAATATGCTGCATTAGCATATCTGCGACCATTCCAGACCAACGACATTGCTAAAGTAGGCGATGCAGACAAGAAACAAATCTTGGCTGAATTGACCCTCGAAGTTCGCAATGAAGCTGCTCATGGCGGTGCTTTCGACTTATCTTGATAAATAGTAGATAAGTTGTAGAATAGGGGGTGGGCAAAACCTGCCCCCTTTCTAGGAGTCTTTATGTCAGAACTCGGCAAACGAGGTAACTTAGGTGTAGTAAACGGAGTAGTAAAAACAGCCTACGCAGATGGCGATGGCGGTCTTATTATTAAGACAGAAACACAATTAGACGATTTTATTGACCATACAAAGGAACAATATAATCAGCGTAGTGAAAAGACAGGATGGGGAGATACCCCATACGATGCAAAGAATAAAATAGCATCATTACCTTTAGAGATTATTGAGACTCTAAATGTAATGGGAATTATGCGAGGCTTTCATATAACCGACCAAAAAGCCCTCAAGAAGTGGCTAAATAACCCTGATAATAAGGTATTTAGAACTAGAGGGGGTCAGGTATGAGGATCGCTATATTAATGCCAGCTAGAGGGCAAATGGAAGTCTCTACAGCGTTTGATTTAGTAGCAATGTGTGCGTATACCATTAAGACCACAAAACACGATATAGACCTGTTTACTAGCTCTGGAACGCTAATATTTGACCAGAGGAATAAGTTGGTAGAAACAGCACTAGAAAACAAGGCAGACTATCTGCTCTTTGTAGATGCAGATATGAGGTTTCCAAAAGATACCTTAAAAATATTAATGGCTCACGATAAAGATATTATTGGGGTCAACGCAACTACAAGGGCAGAACCCGTTAGCCCTACAGCTAGAAACATCCATATTAACGAGGATGGCTCTGTAGATTGGATAGCGGTTTACTCCAACACTAAGTCAAGCGTTGAGAAAGTAGATGGGATTGGTTGTGGAATTATGTTGATTAAACAAAGTGTCATTAAGAAGATGGAAAAACCCTACTTCTACTTTGAGCAACTTTTAAACAACAAGATACTGGGCGAGGACATTTACTTTTGCATTAAAGCAAAAGATGCAGGAGTTGATACATGGGTAGATCACGATCTATCCAAACAGATAAAGCATATTGGGCAGTATGTCTATGGATGGCATAACATCGAAGTACCAAAAGATTAAGAGAGAGCTATGGCTTATACAACCTATTCCGATTTAAAGACATCGGTAGCAAACTATTTAGGTCGGTCTGATCTAACATCGGTTATCCCCGACTTTATTAGCTTTGCAGAACTACGCATAGGTAGAGAACTAAGAACTCGCCAAATGCTAGAGCTAACAACAATAGCAACTACAGGCGGTGATTCTACAGTTTCTTTGCCTAGTGATTTCTTAGAAATAAAAGATTTAAATATTCAAGGCAACCCAAGAACACCACTTACTTACTTATCGCCTAGTGCTTTCTCAAGAGATGCTAGAGCAGACGAGTCTGGCAAACCTTTTTATTACACTATTTTAGAATCAGAGATATCGTTAGCACCAAAACCTGACACAGTTTATACCATTGAGATTCTCTACTATGCTAAACCTACTGTACTTTCTACTAATAATGCAAGCAATGTATTTCTTGTTAATTATCCAGATGCTCTCCTCTATGCCTCGCTTTTAGAAGCCGAGCCATATCTTATTAACGATGCAAGAAGTCAAACATGGTCAACCTTGTATGATCGAGCAATCCAAAACATCTCAAATGCAGATCAGAATAGCGAATACTCTGGAGTGCCGTTACAAATACAAACAACATCTAGATAACGGAAAAGAATAATGGCAATAAGTAGAATAAATTTTGGGGAGTGGACTCCAGATCAGCCAGGCATTACTAATGGTCTAAGACGAGCAGAGAATGTTTACTCTAAACTCGTTGGGTATGGTGCATTGCCTACTGTTGTAGATTATTCTTTAGCAGCATCCGAAAACCTAAACAATGTTGTTGCAGGCAAGACAACGGCAGGAGCTACAACTGTATTTGCTGGTGGCTCTACAAAACTATTTAAGTTAGATACTAGCGATTTGTCTTTAGACAATGTGTCAAAATCGGGTAACTATTCAACTCCTACCGATCAGCGTTTTAGATTTACGCAATTTGGTAATGTAATTATTGCAGGCAATGGCTTTGATAAATTACAGGGATTTAACTTAAATAGTTCTTCTTTATTTGCAAACCTAGCAGCAGATGCACCAGAAGCAAGATATGTAA